GTACTTCATAGAAGTTAAACTTGCCCTTTACCTTTTCACGGTGTTTATCACGTTTAAACTTAATATTTTGTCGTGCTTCTTTTTTCTTCGCTGCTGAAACTTGCGATGCGGAACTAATTGCTGAATTTACGGTTGTCATAGTCTCTCCTTTAAGAACCGAGGGAGGAACTCCCTCCCTCAGATACAGTTCATATCTTTAACTACTTATTAAAAGTTAGTTATTAGTGACACTAAACGATTTACCAGCAACCCAGTAAACCACATCGTTGTTTTGACCAGCAGGGCCATTCGCACCAGCACCCAAAATAATGCCAAGATAAGCAGTATTTACAGTTGCGTCGGAGAGAATATCTGCGCCTGCGTTCAATGCAACGGCAGTATTTTCACCCACAGGCACTACTTCTGCAAAGCTTACCGGAACGGCAGTTGATGCAGGGAATGCGAATGTAGTGAAGCTGCTTGAATCGATATCAACGGTTATCGAGTTACCAGTTGTAGTGGTTGTGTCGATAGCGGTTATATTACCGATCAAGCCATCAAGCTCTACCATGCCGAATGCAGCAGGGACTATAAAGCGAACCGCTTGGCCCACTTGATAGCCATGAGTCACAGACATAGTCACCACAGTTGAAGTACCAGTTGATACTTTTGTCATGTAACGACGGCGCGGATAGAAGATAGGATCGAATGGTATAACACGGAAGCTACCAGCTGCACCAACCGCTGCTCCAAGCGAAACCATATAGTCTAAGCTAAAGGTTGTGCCAGAGAAGGTATTGTAGCCGATAGTAAAGTCCATGCCGCCCACTTGTTGGCCGTTGGTAATATTGTAAAGACGTACAACGTTACCCGCTGACATGCCCGCAGTAGAACCAACAGTCACCACCGGTGGTGTTGCGTTAGAAACTGCAGAAACACCAGTAGAGCCATTGTTCAACGCACCAGGAACTTGAATAGAAGAATCAACAAGGGTAAAGCCGCCGCTTGTCATTGCCGCTGTTAAGTTTGCTGCGTTTGCTGCGTTCGATTTTTTGTATTCAATACCAGTGCCAGCTGCCATACCGCGCTGCCAGTAGTATTCAACACCGACTGCAGTGGTTTGGCTTGCGCCAGCCACGGTATAGTTATATACCTTCATCCAGTCCAAATCAGAACGAAGTTGGATGGTTTGGTTTACGCCAGTAGAGGTAAAACGACCTTGTTGGATAATAGTATTGTCCATAAGTGCTCCTTAATTACGCTAATGTTGCGCGTAGGTTAATGACCCATTGGTCGTTTGTAATACGAGGCACTTCGGCAAATTTATACCCAACAGAAGCGTTGAGCGCTAATGGGCCGTCATAGATAGGCGGTCTGTAGATAAAGCTTGCGCTGTATCCGTCTTGTTCAATACAAGCATAAGCCTCCATGCCTACACAGAAAATATTGTAGACAGTGTTGCCAAGGTTAGACGCATTAGCAGTTTGGGAACCTATAGATGACACAAGGAAACGAAGGTTTCCAATTGCGCCCCACTCTGAACGTAGTGCGTTCATTGGTGATGGATATTGGTTCTTCGCAATGAAGCCAGAAACCGCATCTAGGTTACCAGTTAAGTTGGTGTGGCAAAGCGCAAAGTACGCATCACGTACAGGCGCCGTACCGAACTTATCTTCACCTTCGATGTAGTCCATGATGGTGTAAGCATCATTTGAGAGCAATACACGTACAACATCATCAACGTCTGAGCGTGTGATTTCTGTTGGGTTATCGCCGTTCACACCACCAACGCAGTTGATAAAGCTCGCGGTTGAAGCAAGCATATCGCGCGTTAATTGGTCTTCTGTTTGGCGTAACGATACACCAAGACGTGCTGCACATTCGTTAAGCACAGGATCTTGGTTTTGGAGCGTTACTTGTTCGTTCAATTGAACATAAGTTCCATAGAATGAAATCTTAGCGTCTATATCCACCGCAGTCAGGGTTTGTGCTGGGGGAGTGACACCAGAGTTTCCAAGTGGAACCATCGCCGTGTTCAATGGATTGTAACGACGCATACGAAGCGTAGTACCGCCATTGCGCGGCATATTCTTCTTCATTGCCGGGATCTTGTGGATCATATTCGGCACTTTGACGGACAGGAGTTTGTATGAAAAACTCTGCTGTCATCCTCTTGCTTTCAGGGCCGTCACCCTTACTGACCATTTCTGGCGGGTCAAATACTTCGATTCAACCTCTCTATATTTCTATAGAGCTGAGACTATCGCTTGCACTCTCGTGCCCAAAGGACTTAGTCGTTGCAGCTACTTTATTACCGTTTAACTCTCTTATCTTGCGATAAATTTCTTCTCGGTAATCTAGCTCGCTTTGTGGTACCCCTCTATATCCAGGATTTTTCTGAGTCATAAGATATTTAGAAAAATTTAATAAAAGCTCGGCTCTATTCTTTTTGACTTTCAAATACGGGATAATGCCTTCTAAAAATGGTATAAGATGTTCTTTGTTTCTCATATACCAATGATAGATAGGTTTAGAATTAGGTCTGTTTTTGCGAGCGCCATCGATATTCATATGTCCGAATCCCATGTCGTTCATAACAAAATTAATAGCTTCGGGTTCTATCATTCCTATTTTAACGCCAGGAAGATACGAATAAGCCCATTGTTCAACGTTTTTAGGGAATACTGTTGCCCTTTTCGTTGATCGGTTTTTCGTTTTTCTTTTGTGTTTAAATATCATAAAGCACCCATCTGCATCCATTATTCCGGCGACATATGCCCAATGCGTTTGCTTCTGGTTATCTTGCATACAATATCCTTTGCTGTACTTATTATAGTATAGCAGAGTTTTATATGTATGTTTAGACTTTCCACGTAATCACCTTCGGTTTTAGACCGGCACTACTTTACCGGTGCTGGGAGCACACTTGTCGTGGTAATTGCCACAGACATCTCCTTTTTTAGAGGACAGAAATGTATGTTTGGACTCTAATGCTGGCGAGGCATGATACGCCTGAATCGTCGAGCTGGCGAGGCCCTATACGCCGATGGGATTTGTGGAGGGGCGAGCTCCGATACGCCTGGAAATTAGAGTAGCAAAAAAAGAACTAGAATTGCAAATTAGGCCTTATCGCTATAGATTGCACTTCGTATATTTGATAAGCGTCCTGCATCCTTGAATATAGATTTTATAAGATCTGTTCGCGATCTTTCTATTTTACCTTCAACATCATGATAGCAATCCATACATAGAGATATTAGGGAATGATGTCGCATCGCATCGCCAAAATATATGCGGTAGATAGTAGTTAGCTTTTTGTCGCACAAGGCACACTTAGAATCGGGACTCATATATTCCTAAAAAGGGAGGGCGTGAAAAGATGAATAAACTCACCCTCCCGTATACCATACCAACCTAATATAGCTTACGCGCTTCTTCCATCTCTTTGCGAAGCTGATCTTTCAAAGTCTCTGTTAATCCTTCTGCAAAAGCATTTGCTCTGGAAAGTGGCGTATCACCCTTCTGAGGGTTAACACTGGCAAGCGGCCGTGGCTTAGTAGTATTAGCAAGCGCTTTTTGCTTATCGGCTTCATAAGGGGTTTCGGTGTAAATACCAAACTTCTTGATGAGAGTATAGGCAGAGGCTGCTTGATCAAAAGGATTGGGTGAAGCAACAATAGTATTGGCAAGTTCAGGATACGATGCTTCAAACATTTCGATGTTATCGGGTGTCATCACCTTATCAAAGTCAGGGTATTGGCTTCTAAGCCTCATGGCCGCAACTGCCTTACTATTCTGTCTTAGATACTCTTGTTGTTGCTCTTCAAGCTGTTCGATCTTTTTCATAGCCTTATTAAGATGCTTACCTTCAACAAGTTCATCATCTTTTATGGCAAAATCTACATTAGAAGACTCAACTTTTGGCTTTGGGACATTCTCATAGGCTTGAAGACGACGCGCAAGCTCATCACGTTCCCGCGCTGCTTGGTCGGCGAGCTTACGCAATTTGATGATATTAGCTTCTTTGTCTTTAGCAAAGGTTGTTTGTTCTTGGGGTTTTTCTTGTGGAGCTGCTTCGGCAACTGGCTGTTGAGGTATCGGATCTCCAGCTTCGTCCTTAGGTTGGTGTGCCGCTGCTATTTCTTCAACAGAAGGCATAGGGATATTCTCAGTAGCTACGGTCTCTACTTCAAATTCTTCATTCATACGGTCTCCTTTATTAAACGATAATTTCACCATTCATGGCCCGCGCTTTTTTGTCGAGGGTGCCATCCGAAAATTCAAGAGCGAATTGTAAGAGTTCCTTGAAAGATGGGTCTAAATCTACCGCATGGGCTTTAAGATCCTTGATAGCCTTCTTATCAGGCACCGTCCAGATGAACTCTATTTTATCATCTGAGCGATGATATTTATAAAGAGTTTGATCGTTATCTGGCGTTGGACAAGAGATGCGGGGGAAGAAATAATGCCTCAAGACATTGGGCATTAGCTTTTCACGCTTAGTAATAACAATAACATAAAAATCGCCGGGAAAATCGCTTTTACCACGAGCAA